GCTCGAACTCACTCACAACATAACACGTTATGGAGGTACCGAGGGATTAGGCGAATCGTGATACAGCCTCAGCGATTCCCTCCAAGCTCTCCCAGTACCAAAACGGTACCCGAATCGGCACCAACTCATTTCGCTGAATGTCGAAGTGGTTGGTCACCGGGTTGTACTCACACCTCACATCGGCGAACTTTCCTTGAATCTCCTCCGCAAGCTCTTGGCAGTCTAGGATTGTCATACCTACCCCCTAATAACGATAATGACAATGAGCACGAGCACGAGGAACGCCGGAACGCTCAGCCCACAGAACTCGGAACACGCGGCAATTGCAGAACCGACGAACTCCATTAGTAGAGCCTCCTCAAGCAGAGCGCGAGCGCGATTACCACGAGCGAAACCGTTGAGAGGAGAACGCACGCAAAGAGAACCGTTCCGATAAGCTCCGCCTTGTCCATGAGGGCCGCGTACTGAGCGTAAAGCGCTGTGTCCATTTCCTACCTCCGTTGCTATGGCCTAACTTGACAATGAATATATTACTACAAAGTGGCCCGATTTGCGAGAAAATATTTTTATCAAAATACGCGGAAAAAGTCTTGCTCTCAAACGTGGGTGATGTAATATATACATATCGAAGGTCAAGACGAAAGGAGCGGAGATGTTCTACGCAGTCAACCAGACCACCGGCGATGTGGTCCACGCCTTTGTCACTGCGAGCGGGAGGGATAGCTACGTTGCGGAGAATCCAGGCTACCGAAAGGCAGTCGGCACCGCCCACGCCCGCCGCGCGATGATTGACGAAATCAAGGCCATTCGTGGGGTTCGTTTCGCCGGACCCTGCGAGCTTGACTCTTACAGCATGGCTGAGCTGTGGGTCGAGCTGACCCGCGCCCGTGCCGACCGTTAGGGGGAACCATGAAGTCTCACACTCGTTTCTATCTTATCGAACCCGGCTTCTCCCCCATCGTGGAGCGTGCGCGAGTCTTTCGCACCGCTCAGTCCCGCGAGAGGTACGTGTACCGTCACTCTGTCTTTCTCGCGAACAAGGAAACACCTGCCGCCGCGAACTTCTGGCGCACGAACTGCGAGCGCGTGGACGGTTGGGGCAAGTTCTGCGCCTACCGTTTCCGTAACGGTGGTTACGTGGTCGTTCTTTCTCTCATAATCATATTCACTCTCATGTGGGTGGTGTGGTAGAATAAATGCAGCAAGCAAACGTAAGGAGGTGAATGTAATGAAGATGGTTGTTCGTTCTGTCAACTTCACTGAGGGGACCGCGTTTGACCCCGTGAATCCCGAGTCTGAGGAATTACGCTTTGAGCGGCCCGGTAAGTGGGGTGCTCCGCGCCTTGCCTCTTACGTGCGTAAGAGCTACGGCCCCACCTACGCAGTGAAGGACATTGTCTATACGGCGAAAACGTATGGAATGCCGCTTGACGATTTCATCAACGCGGCGCAGATTGTCGAAGAGTAAGTCTCAAAGAAAGGTACTAGCATGGCTGAAACTACCGACCTCGTGACCACGACCCCCTCCCCTACTGCCCTCTCTGTCAACGGCTTTGCTGACTCCATTCTCGCCCGTGTGTCCGAGGATGGCTTCTACGCGACCTTCTCAACCGAGGACATGGACGGGCGTAAGAAGCTCTTCTCCGCTACCCAGTCCGCCGAGCTGCTGCGCAACTACATGAACACGCCCCTTGAGATTGATAACATCGTCTTTGCCCCGACCACGATTTCTGACGATGAGGGCTTCTCCAACACCGTCATGGGCGTGTACCTCATTGCGACTGACGGGCGCTCCTTCGTCTCCTCCTCTCAGGGAGTTTGCAAGTCCGCCGCCACCATGCTCGCGCAGCTCGGTGACCCCGCCGAGTGGGGCGGCCCCCTTACCATGATGTGCGTGGAGACGAACACGGCCAAGGGCAGGCGCTACAAGTCTCTCAAGCTCTGCTAACATAAGAGAGGCACACCCGAAAACCGTCGCGCCCCCGCACGTCAAAGGATGTGCGGGGGCGCTTTGCAAGGAGGTAGACGCATGGCAAAAGGAAAGCGTACAGACCTCGATAAGACTATATCACGACTCCAAAAGAACGCGCGCAACAAAATATATCGCCTACGCAAGGCCGGGGCCTCAGCCGAGGAACTTGAGGCAATTGACCCGCGCAGGGGCACGAAGGGCATGAACGGCTCGCAGAAAGCGGCCTACGCGAGGCAGCTTGAGCGGTTCAACGCCCGCTCAAACGGCTACGTCATGAGCGAGGACTACTTCGGTAACAAGGCGCTTATCCCCCGCCCGCTCATTGACGCGTACCGTGCCGCCGAGCGCGAGACGAACAAGGTGATTCGCAAGGTCAAGGAGCGCGCGATTAAGATGTACGGTTCGCGCGACTTCTTTAGTTCAGGAGACACGCAGGGCAAGCCCAAGGAGGAGTGGGACAGGATTTACGGCCCCATGCGTCAAAGCTCCTACAACGCGGGGTACCTTGAGGAGGTCCATCGCGAATACGGCTTTGGCTCCGTAGATGCTGTCAAGCGGGCAATTGCGGGCGTCAAGGGCAAGATAGACAAGCTGCGCAAGGTCGATAACAACTTGACCAACTACAAGCGCTATATCGTGAACAAGATGGAATCGGAGGGCGCTGCCCCCGAGGCGGTACGTGCCGTGAAGAGCCTCACGAAGTCGCAGCTTCAATACCTTTACTTCAACAGCGACTTTAGTGACGTGGTGAGCGTCTATCAGTACGAGGAGTATTACGAGCAGGGCTATCTGCGCTCTCAGCAGGTCATAGACATTTCTGACCGCCAGATTCTCGATATGGTCAAGACCGCCAAGCGCAACGTCCCGCGCGGCCCCTTCTCCGCTCTGACGCGCGGGGTGTAGCATGGGGCGGCGCAAGCGCGCCGAGTATGCAGCGGACACGGAAACCACGACAGACCCCGAGGATTGTAGGGTGTGGGCGTGGGGCGTGGCCAAAGTTGGCGCACCCGATACGTTCGAGTATGGCACCGATTTGGACGGCCTCATGGAGTATATGGCCGACCACCCCGGGCGCTATTGGTTCCACAATTTGAAATTTGATGTGGCGTTCATCTTCGTGTGGCTCCATGACCACGGATACAGGCTTGTGCGGGAGCGCCCGAAGGAGGGAGAGTACACGGCCCTCGTTGACAGTCTCGGCAAGATTTACCGCGTGGGCATTGGCCCCCACGTGGTGCTCGCCGACTCGCTCAAGAAGATACAAATGAGCGTGGCGGAGGTGGCTAGGACCTACGGGCTACCCTACGGCAAGGGGGAGATAGACTATGACGCGTACCGGGAGCCGGGGCATGTGCTCACGCCAGAGGAGCACGAGTATCTGAGGCGCGACGTGTGCATCATGGCAACGGCGCTCGCTCAGCGTCTCGCGGACGGGGGCAAGCTCACGACCGCCTCTGACTGCCTTGAGACGTACAGGGACATGTGCGGCAAGTCCTTCGACAGGTACTTCCCAAAGCTCAACGACATAATGGACACGTACCTTAGAGACGCCTACTTTGGCGGGTGGGTGTACGTCAATCCCAAGCACAGGGGCAAGACGGTAAGCGGCGGGGGGCGTCTTGACGTGAACTCGCTCTATCCTTGGGCGCTCTCGTGCTGCGACATGCCGATTGGCACGCCCACGTACTTCACCGGCGCGCCGCCGCGAGACGGCAGCTATTGGGTGGCCCGCGTCACGCTCACGGCTGCTCTGAAACCGGACGGGGTTCCGTGCATACAGACGAAGGCCGCAAAGCTCTTTGGCTCGGCGGAGTACGCGACGGCCATAGAGGAGCCTCAGACCTTCACCGTGTGCAACATAGACTTCGGGCTGTGGCTTGAGCAATATGACGTTGACGTTATCGCGTGGCATGGGGGATATAGGTTCGAGCACGCAGGCGGCCTCTTCACCGACTACGTTGAGCACTTCATGGCCATAAAGGCCAATTCGGAGGGCGGCGCGCGCTATCAGGCAAAGCTCTTCATGAACTCGCTCTATGGCCGCTTTGGACTCAAGATTCACATACAGGGCAAGCACCCCGTCGTGGACAATGAGCGCGTGTTGCACTACGTGAGCGACCCGGCAACGACGCGCGAGGGCGTCTATCTGCCCGTGGCGGTGTTCGTCACGGCTCACGCCCGTTGCAAGACCATTCGTGCCGCCCGCGAGTTCGGCGAGCGCTTCTGCTACGCGGACACGGACTCTATACATTATCTCGGCAAGGACATACCGGCAGATGTGGAGGTCCACCCCACCAAGCTCGGTGCGTGGAAACTTGAGGCCCGTTTCACCCGCGCGCGGTTCGTGCGGCCCAAGACCTACGCGGAGGTCGAGGAGGGCGGGCGCGCTGACTTCAAGTGCGCGGGCATGAGCGACGCCCTCAAGTCAATCATGCGATTTGACGATTTCAAGGTGGGCTTCTTCACGCCCGCGTGCTACCATTGTGGGGGCAACTGCCAGAGATGCTATGCCAACACTGCGTTCTGGGGACTGAGGCCCAAGAACGTTCCGGGCGGCGTGGTCCTCGTTCCCTCACCGTTTTCGATAAAATAGGCGCAAACGTTTCACGTGGAACATGGGGAAAGGGGGAGACATGGACGCGAGCACGGCGGACGTCATTTCGTCCTTGATTAGCAACGTGGGGTTTCCCATTGTGGCCTGTTGCGTGATGTTCTATCTGTACTACCAGCTCAGCAACACCGTGGCGGGCCTCAATACGACAATCGAAAAGCTCTACACGTTGCTTGACGAACGAACGAAGGACGAAGGGGGCAAGTGATGGCGCTAAGAGGCATTGATATTGCGTCATATCAGGCCGGATTAGACGTTACGAAGGTTGATGCGGACTTCGTTATCGTCAAGGCCACGCAGGGGACTGGCTACGTGAACCCGCACTGCGCCGCGTGGGTCGAGGCCGCGCTCGCCCGTGGCCTCAAGGTCGGAATCTATCACTACATCGGCGGCGGCGGGGCGGTCGCGGAGATGCGCCATTTCTTCGAACAGTGCAAGGGATGGAACGGGCGCGTCATGTGGTGCCTCGACTGGGAAAGCTACCAGAACTCGGCATGGCGCGACGAACGCTACCTTGAGGCGTGCGTTCAGGAAATCGCGCGCCTCACGGGCAGGCCCCCCATGGTGTACTGTTCATCGTCCTGTTTCCCATGGGGCGTGTGCGACCGCAACGACTGCGGGCGTTGGGTCGCTCAGTACGCGAGCATGGACGTTACCGGCTATCAGGACGCGCCGTGGAACGAGGGCGCCTACACGTGCGCGATTCGCCAGTATTCGAGCGCGGGCCGCGTCTCCGGTTGGTCCGGCAACCTCGACTTGAACAAGTTCTACGGGGACGGTGCCGCTTGGGACGCCTATTGCGGCATTGATACGACAGTTGATGTACCTACGACAGAGGAGAACGACATGACCAGCGAGCAGGCAGAGCAGCTTACCCAGATTTACCAGCAGATTTGCACCCCCGATGACCCCACCGACCGCTACGACGGTATGCCGACCGGCTCCCACATCAAGTTCATGGCCGCGACGCTCGCCGACCTCGCGCAGGAGGTGGCAACCATCAAAGAGATGGTTTCCGGGCTTGTGGGCGAGAAGGCGCAGGGCTAGACTTGGATACAGCCGAGTAGACGCACGGGCGGGCGAGTACGGGGAGCGGGTGCCAAGGGTGAAACCTCCGCGAGCCGGGAGTGTGGCAGACTCTTTCAGCACGACGGGCGTAACCTACCGGCACTAATTTTGGGCGGAGTCAAGCGGAGACGCTACAGACTCCGCCCTTTTGCTATACTCTGTGATGTATAAAGAAAGCAACCTACAAAAGGAGGTAGGAAAAATGGCGATGGACTTCACGCGGCTGTCTGAGATTGTTCACGGCCTTGGCGGTGAGGACGCCGATTACGGCGAGTTCGACGCCGAGCTTGGCGGGCTTGCCGACGTGAGCGCGGGCGCGGACGCCAAGATTGACGAACTGACCGCCCAGCTCGCCGACTCAGAGCAGCGCTACAAGGAGACGGCGGCAAAGAACTATGAGCTAATGATGGCCGCGACCGGCACCCCCGACCCCGAGCCGGACGATGATGGGGACGATTCGGACGGGGACTTCGATGTGGATTCGCTCTTCGGAGAGGAGTAAATATGGCTACCAAGGCAGTAAAGGCGTCTAACGTCGCTCTCATGAACGCGGTGCGTTCTTTCGCATCCACCGACTACAAGAGCCGCATCCCCGAGGTGACCTCTGCGAACCTCGCCAAGACGGCCCGCCTCATTCACAACTACCAGCCGCTTTGGAACGAGTTCTATACGACGCGGCCTCTCCCTGTTCCATGAGAACCAGTTTGAGAACCGCCTCAAGCCGTTCAAGAAGTCCATGAACTTCGGTGCCGTGGTGCAGGAGTCTAGCGCCAACCTCATTAAGGCGGAGGCGTACAACGAGGATAAGAACGTCAACCCGTGGGCCGCTGATAAGCCCGAGATGGTGACCGACTTCCACGTGAAGAACCGTGCCGACACCTACGGTATGCGCATCAACGAGCAGCTTCTCTATGAGGCCATGACCTCTGAGGGCGAGCTTGCCGCCTACATGAACGGGCTTTACTCGCTGCCCCAGCAGAGTGCGGACAACGACGAGTACATCATTATGCGCGACCTCTTCTCGACCGCTAACGCGGCGGGGGACATTGTGAACGTTCAGGCCCCCGACGTGGCGGGTGCGGGAGACGCGGATAAGCAGGACAACGCCCGCAAGCTTACTGAGATGCTGCGCGCCTACTACCTCAAGCTTAAGGGCTTCTATTCCCGCAGCTACAACGCGGCGGGCGTGGACGCCACGGCGCGCGACCTCATTCTGCTCACCACGCCCGAGGTCATGGCAACCAACGACGTGTACAGCCTTGCGAACGCCTACAACATGGATAAGGCCCAGTGGACCGCCGACCGCGTTATCGTGGTTGACGAGTTCCGTGACATGACCGGCACTCAGGCCATTCTCTGCGACATTGACGCGTTTCAGTGCTACGACCTGCTCTACAAGTCGGCGTCCATCTACAACCCGCGCAACGACTCCCTCTACACCTACCTCCACGCGCGCGGCATCTACAGCCTCTCGCGGCAGCGTCCCATTCTTCGATTCTCCACGGAGGCGAGCACCGTGCCCACCCTCACGAGCAAGACCGTCTCGACCGTTGCCGTGACCGCCGAACCCGCCAACATGGCTGAGACGGGTGACGCCGCCACCTACCAGCTCACCCCTGTGGTGACGTACTCTGACTCCACGAAGGACGCCGACGCCTACGGCATCATTGCGAGCGCCACGCCCGCGTCCACGACGGCTGCGGCTGAGTCTGCCTTCCTGCCCGACACGGGCACCTACCTCGACCGCAACAACGTGCTTCACATCGCGCCCGCCGAGAACGGCGCGCCCAAGTACAGCTCGGTTGTGGTCAACTTCTACGCCACGAAGGACCAGACCAAGCACGGGAGCGTGGAGGTCAAGACCGCTGGCGAGTAATGACGCGCCTACTCGCATCGGTATAATGGAGGGGGACGTTTCACGTGGAACGTCCCCCTTCTTCTATGAAAGGAGACAGCATGGCGTACAGCATCGTGGAGTGGGCAACCGGTTCCGTGGCCTATCTCGCATCCGTTCCGTGGGACGCGTCCTATAAGGACGTGCTCGCATGGACGCCCGAGGAGCGTGACACCTACATCAAGAACGCGACCACGGCAAAGTGGACGCTTGAGGATATGCAGTACCTCAAGCCGGGCGAGCCTATCGTCGTGCCGCTCATGTATGACGATGTATGGAAGGTCAATTACATCATGGTGGTGAACGAGTCTTGCCCAACCTCCTCGACCACGCCGCCGACGCTCTGCTACTTCGTCACCAACGTCGCGTACCTCAATCCGAACGCGTCCACGCTCACGCTACAGCTCGACGTGTGGAACACCTTTGCGCTCGATATGAAGCTCGGCCATTGCTACGTCGAGCGCGGCCACATCGCACAGGTTGCCTTTGAGTCTTGGTACCAGCAGCAGATAGGCAGCATCACCGACCCCGACATGGTGGCGGAGGCCCGCTATCGTTGCACGAACCGTTATCTCCTTGAGCCTGAGGGGCTTGACCTCGGCAACGAGTATCAGGTGGCCTACCACACACACGTTGACTTGACGCGCTTCAACAACAGCGAGGGCGAGGGAGCCGAGCTTGGCGTCGTTATCGTCTCCTCTGTGAACCTTGGCGGCAGTTGGGGTACGGAGTCCGCCCCGGAAATCAACACCCCCGGCTCTTTCATCATATCCGGTACGGTCACGTGCCTTGACGTGTACTACATGGCGCTCTCGGACTGGTTCGGGCTTACCAGCGACATGCGGGAGTACCCGTGGATTTCCAAGGGAATCTCAAACGTCTACATCGTCCCTCGCGGGATGCTCAACCTAAACGAGAACGCGGAGAACATCGGCCCCAACAAGAGGCCGGGGTATCGGGTCGAGGGCGGCATACGCAGTAACGTGAACGAGGCGTTCGATGCACGGGTGTACGACGTGATTGAGGGCTTCTTTACACGGGCGGACTTTCGCAACAAGGTCGATTTCGCAAAGTTCTTCACCTACCCATACGCCTATTTCATGATTGACACGAACGAGGGTGACCCGCTATTGCTCAAGCCCGAACTCTGCCAGTCCGGGCGGATTCAGCTCGGCGTGGAATCGACGTTCGCGCCGCCCTGTACGAAGGTGGCAATAGTCCCGTTCGGCTATGGTGCCTCTCCCCTCTCCCCCGGGTACGGGCAGAACATCTATCACTATCTGACGGCCCTCTACCCCGATGGTGACGGCGTTGCCGAGCAGACAAAGGGCGGCTACGGCTATCAGGACGTGGCATGGATTAAGAACGTGCCGCAGACGCAGGTTGTGAACGACGAATACAACTACTATCTGGCGAGCACCTACAACACGCGGCAGGCGAACTACGCGGGCGCGTCGTGGTCGCTCGCGCGCTCGAACGCGGCCACCAACTTGCAGTATTCGCAGGCCATGCAGAACGTCGTGAACGACTCCGTGAACAACCAGCTCCGTAACCAGCAGGTGCAGAACTCGGTGCTCGGCGGGCTTGCCAACACGGCCCTTGGCTCCATCGGCTCCATCGCGGGCGGAAACTTCTTCGGTGCCATTACGGGCGCGGCGTCCGGGCTTATCAATGCGGGAATCACGACCGCAAACAACGACCTCGCTAACCAGCAGTTCGCCAACAATCAGAACTTGGCGGTTTCCCTCGCGGGGCAGAACCAAGGGCTTGCCCAGTGGGCCGCGCAGGGCGATTACCAGCAGCAGATTCGCGCGCTCAACGCGACCGTGCAGGACGCGGCAGTGGTGCAGCCCTCCGTATCGGGCATGGCGGGAGGGGACGCGTTCAATGTCGAGCACGGACTCTACGGCTTCGACGTGTACCTCATGGTCCCCTCATGGACGGCCCTGCTCAAGGTGGCCGACTTCTGGACGCGGTACGGCTATGCGGTCAACCGTTGGTGCGACCTCACGTCGCGCACCGCCAAGACCCTGCTCATGACCGAAAGCTACCAGTATTACAAGATGCAGGACACGACGATTGTGGAGTGGTCCGGGGACGATAGTACGCGCGAGGTCGTGCGCGGTATACTTGAGAGGGGCGTCACGCTCTGGGCAAGCCCCGGACTCATTGGAAACGCGGGACTCAACGGGGCGTCGAACGCGCCCGTTGTCAATGACATCTACAACTACTGGTACTAGGGGAGGGGAGCACATGGCAAGCCTTGACGAAATCTTTGACGGCATCGACGTTGGCGAGATTGTCGCGAGCGGCAAGAACGCCCGCCGCATCGCGAATCAGGCGGAGGGGTTCAACAGGCGGCAGTTCTACCATTGGCGCACGCATCTCGTGAACCTCTATATGTCCTCAATCGAGTGGCACGGCGTGCCGGAGGGCATCGACCCGCGCGCGATTGAGTACGTCTTGATGGTGTACGGGTGCGGCGCGCTCTTCATGGAGGAGGGCGGGCATCTGTTCGGTGCCGCGTCCATGAGCGACCGGCTCAACATCAACTTCAACCCGAACAAGGTGCTCATAACGTCCCCTGCGGGCCAGACGTGGACGCGCCACGCCGAGACGTGGGTTTACACCACGGAGGCCGGACCCGTCGTTATGGACGCCGATTGTGCCCTCTGTTGGGAGAACAAGCGGCGCGCGCCGGTTCTCTCTGACATCAACTACTACGCCCAGAGGCTCGCGCGCATCGACCGCGTGATTGACGTGAACGTGGACGCGCAGCAGACGCCGTGGGTGATTTCCGGCTCTGACGCGCAGGAGGCGAACTCGCGCGCCCTCATTCAGAACCTCAAGGAACGCCGCCAGTACATCGTCTACAACAACCAGCTCACCGACATTGCCGACGCCGTGCAGGTGCTCAACACGCAGGCGCCCTACGTTGCCTCTGACTTGGTGCGCCTCAAGAAGGACCTCATAAACGAGTTTTTGACCAGCATCGGAATCGACAACGACCCGTCCGCCGATAAGGCGGCGCAGCGGCCCGTCGCGGAGGTCATACAGAACAACGAGCAGGTGATGATAGCGCGTAACTCTCGGCTCGCGGCGCGCCGTGCCTTCTGCGAGCGGGCGCGCGTGCTCTTCGGCCTTGAGATGGAGCCGCGATGGAGCGCCGTCCACGAGACCATGACCAGCGACCCGATGGGCTTCTTGCAGAACCCGAAGGACAGGACGGGAGGGAACCCCTATGCTACTCTCTGACGCGACGCCGACGCTCTATGACTGCGTGGAGCTTTACGGCATGGACCTTGACGCGTACCTCTCCGATTACCCCATCTGGGACGAAGGCAAGCGCGACTGGCTGAACGCCCGCATCAAGGACCATTTTCTCTACCGCCAGATAGCGCAGGACACGCCCGCCAAGCACGGGTACTACCTGCGTCGCACGATGCACGACATGATGCCCTCAGTGAACCCCATGTTCAAGGCGCTTGACTCCGAGCAGGACATTCTCAAGGGCTTCGAGCAGGAGCAGACCGTGACCAGCTCCGCGAACCAGACGTTCTCTGCCCTGCCCCAGTCACGGCTCAACTCGAAGGACGATTACGCGACGAACACGACCGACAACGTGAGCGACGCGAGCACCAAGCTATCGGGCCGAACCCAGTCAATCGGTGCCGCGCTTACCGAGTGGGCCAGTTCCGTAAACAACGCGCTCTATATCGTCTACAATGGACTTGAGCCGCTTTACATGCAGGTACTTCCGGTAAGCGATTGGGAGGAAGATTATAACTATGATTACGAGTAGCAAGAGCGACCTCGATTTCGCATACAAGGGATTTCAGTACCCCGTACCGCCCTCTTGGAAATACGCCATTCGGATTCAGGACCAGATAAACTGGCTGTTGCAGGCGGTCCTTCTGCTCGATGCGCAGGGCGCGAGCGTGGAGGAGATTAGCAAGCAGGTGGCAGAGGCCGAAAAGCTTCTCAAGGACTACGCGGACGCCAAGAATTCTATCACCGTCTCCCAGATGGAGACGATGTACGAGGAGCTTTCCGAGCAGATTTCGCACATCAACGCGGGCCTCTATTACACGCGCAACCCCGTGAGGGGCTTTCGTGACCCCATCTACGTGGCACTCAAGATGATGTATGACGCGCTGCGCGTGAACGCCCTCACATGGGACGAACTCGACGCGCTCGGCATGACGTGGGACGACCTCAAGGAGGACGGGCACACGTGGCTTGAGCTTGACCTCTTCAGCAACACCTACTACGGGGACGGGCAACCGAGGGCCAAGTGGACCAACCCGGCCACGATTGACGATGGTGTTCCGGGCTTCGCCCCGGAGGGCGTGGCGCAGCTCGGGCGCACGTGGGCCGAAATCGCCGACTTCGGGTTCCTCACCATCAAGGATTAAGGAGGTATCGCCATGCCGGGAACTACGACGAACTTTCACCTCCCAACCGTGGAGGACGGGGACACAATCGACGGCGCGGCGCAGCTCACGGCGCTCGCAAACGCCGTCGATGCGGCACTCAAGCAGCTACAGGACGCCATGCCGACCCAGTACGTCCTGCCCGTGGCCTCAACTGAGGTGCTCGGTGGCGTCAAGGTTGGCTCAGGACTCTCTATTACGCCGGGGGGCGTGCTCTCAAGCACGGGAGGCGGCGGGGGCGCGGACCTGCCCATCGCGAGCGCCTCTCAGCTCGGTGGCGTCAAGGTGGGAACGGGCCTCAACGTTGGCGTTGACGGCACGCTCAGCGTGAACATCGATGCGATTCTCGGGTCCGGCACCACGTGGGGCGAGCTTCACGACCACGGCTTCATGCACAAGTAGGAGAAGGGAGGCAGGCGCATGGCAGGTACTACCAGTGCCGGGTTGCCGCTCATTTACGACACGGACCCTATCGACGGGGCGGGCACCATCTCGGCGCTCAGCAACCGCGTGACGGGCCACGTGCGCACCCTCGCGAGCGTGGGCGGCGTCGTGCAGCTCTACGTTGACACGTTCGTGACGCCGGAGACAACGAACAAGTTCCTCATTGGCAAGGTCACGTCCTCCGACGCCATTGACGTATCGAGCAACTACGCGGGGACGCAGCTACAGAAGAACACGACCTATGGAAAGATTGGCCTTCCCGCCCATTGCACGGCGCTCGCGTGGGGTTTCGTGCAGTACGCGAGCAATCCCAGCGTGACGTGCGCCTTTGGCATCGGGTATCACACCAACGTGGCGGCTACGGTTCCCGTCGCGGGGGACGTGCTCGAACTTCTCTTCGGGGAGGGCACCACGGGCATGTTCCGCACCTCGACCGTGGGGCCTTTCGTGGTGACCAACACCACATCGCAGACCCGGTGGTACTCGCTCTTCGGACGTGCCGCCACGGCACCGACCCCGAACAAGGCGGCATTTGGTATGATGTTACTCAACGGTCCTAACTTCTCTAACTAGGGGGTATCAGAATGGCAACCACGAACTACAGCCTTCCGACAATCAACGGCACGGACACGGTGAACGGCGTTGACGCTATCAACGGGCTTGCGAACGCCGTTGACGCCGCGCTCAAGTCCGTTGCGAACTCCATCCCGAACCTCGACAACATCAACTCGCAGCTCGCGACGCTCCAACAGCAGGTGACTAGCGCATCGGGTACCGCCAATCAGGCGCTCTCGACCGCCACCACGGCATCGTCCAATGCCACCAACGCGCTCTCCACGGCGAACAACGTCAATCAGGCGTGGACCTCAGCCCCCGCGAACGTGCTACAGGACTCCGTTTACACCTACGTGCAGAGCGCCGACGCGCTCACCGCGTCCGCTTGGGGCAACGTCGTGACAATCAAGCTTACGAACGTCCGCAACCTCCCGTACAATCAGGGAACTACCATCGGCCACGTAAAGAACGGCTATTGGCCCACGACTGACATTCTCGGAACAAGCACCATCGTGCAGACCTCCGGCTCTCAGTGGGCGTACTTCAAGATTCAGGCGGCAGACGGCGCTATCGTCGTGAATCCCTCTTCGAACGGCACGGAGACGCCGAGTGGCGCCATCGTCATTGGCACGCTTGCGTACCTCTGCCACATTAAGTAGCGGACACGCATAGGGTTTCTAGCGGGCGCGTCCTTGTGGCGCGCCCTTCTTGTTAGGGAGGTGGGAGTTCCCATGCCGGTATCTGATAACGCGCGCCTCTATGCCATGTACGTTATCGGCAAGGTAGAGTCCGGGTGGAACTGGGCGAGCGTGAACTACAACGACCCCATAACCATCGGCATGATGCAGTGGTACGGGCAGCGCGCCGCGAACCTCATATCGAGGTGCAAGGAGGCCGACCCGGAGGGCTACGAGGCGTTCAAGCAGGGAGCGCCGCGCATCGCCCAGTACGTAGAGGCGGGCCACAACTGGGACTTCTGGACGGGCGTGTATTGCACGAGCGCGGAGGGCAGCGCATGGGGAGCGTGGGCCGAGCGCGAGGGCAACCACGAGGCGCAGCAGCTCCAATGGTACGACGATTTCGACGGGTACGTAACGACCCTCACGGGGTGGGGCGTGCCAGAGTCAAACGTCAAACAGCTTATCTTTGCCATGTGCATGTACCACCAATCCCCGGCCCAGTGCGGCAAGGTGCTTGGGAGCTGCGGCGGGTCCGCCACGCTTGAGTCCATGTATACGACGTGCCTGAACGACGGCATCCTTGGCATCTACCGGAACCGCTACAACGACTGTTACAACATGCTCAAGGAATGGGACGGCACGAGCGCCCCGCCCGACTTCGGGCAGGCCGACGTTGACGGGGGCGGGGGCAACTCGCCGGGAATCTCGCAGGAGCAGAGCAGCTTTACCAACATTCAGATGCAGGACGGCCTACTTTACGTCATGGGCGTCACGGGCTACCCAAAGGGCGTGATATGCTACCCCACCGGACCCAAGATTTGGAAACCGGCGTTCAACTCTGGCGGCACGCCCATAGAGGGCGGGAACACGGGCGGAGGGTCCGCGACCGGCACGGAGGCCCAGATGGAGATACGCCAATGGATGCTCGACCATTTGGACGCGTTCGCCTACTCTCAGGGCGCGGGCCGACTCTCACCGGAAACCTCGGGCTACACAGACTGTTCCGGCCTGTGTTGGTACGTGTACCACATCATAACGGGAGTCAACACCGGCACATGGACCGGGGACATGTTGAACTACGGCGAGAAGGTCGCGGAGGGGACGGGAGGTTTGCCCCTTGACCAGATGCAGGTTGGTGACTTGGTGCTCATGATGCACAGGTCGTACAACCCGACCTATGACCACGTGGAGATGTACATCGGCAACGACCAGCTATGCGGCCACGGAGGGCCGGACCCCGGCCCGGACGTAAAGGAGGGGAGCGCGTCCGAGTACATGAAGACGCAGTATTATTGGATGGTTCGACGTTACATAAATCTCTAGGGGAGGCACGACGCATGGCAAAGAGCGACCCCGTACACACGAGCTACTACGACGCACCCGCGACAATCAGTCGGGGGTGCCACATGAACCTAATCGTGACGATGCGCTCACGCGGCAAGACGTATGGCTTCATCAAGGCCGCGATAAAGGATTGGATACGCGACGGGTCACAGTTCGTTCTCGTGCGCAGGTATGACACCGAGCTACAACAGCAGTTTCCCAAGATGTTTGACGCCATAGTGCGCAAGAACGAGTTCCCGCGCCACGTGTTCCGCGTAGCCGGGGACACTGCCTATATTGCCGACACGCGCTTTGACGAAGAGGACTCCAAAGGCAACGTGAAGCACCAATGGCACGTGATAGGCTACGGGATACCCCTCTCGAAGCAGGCGAACTACAAGGGCACCGAGTTCGCATACGTCAAGAAGATAATATTTGACGAATTCATCCGCGTTCTGCGCACGCCACCGGGCTACCTCAGAGACGATGTGGGGGCCTTCCTCGACCTCTTCAAGACCATATCTCGCGACCGGCAGAACGTCTATGCTTACCTCTTGGGGAACGCCTGTGACCTCACGAACCCCTACTTCCGATTCATCGGGCTTGATAGGGAGCCGCCAGAGGGCTACTCATGGTACAGAAACCATGAGATTCTGGTTCACTATGAGAAGGATGCTACGTTCAGGGCGGAGGAGGCCCAGACCGTCGTTGGCCGACTCGTGGAGGGCACCGCATACGCCGGGGTGATGATGGACAACGAGTTCTATAACGGCGGGGACTACTTCATCGAGCACAAGACAAAGAACGCCAAGTTCAAGTACGCAATATCGTTCCTCGGCTATGAGTTCGGCGTGTGGTGCGACTTCATGAGCCTCACCTACTACGTTTCGAGCAAGATACCGGCTGACACGGAGTTCGTCATGGCGCTCACCACGGAGGACATGCGACCGTCCACGGTGATGATTGGCAAGGTAAGCCCGTGGCTCAAGAGCCTCATTAAGCTATTTAGAATCGGGCAGGTGCGCTTCGAGTCTCCCGCGATACGCGAGGCGTTCGTGGAGGCACTGAAATACTGCGGCCTCAGATGATTACCCCTCCATCGTCGTACTGCCACGCTTGCAAATCTTCGTACCACATGACCAAATCGTCGGTATAGGCACGGGGAATTTCATCTAGACGAAACGCCATGTGCAGGTGTATGGCATGGGCATAGGCGGCGCGCAAGGCCCT